CACTACGATTGATTCTGTCCGGGCGCTTTGTAAGTTGATTGACTGGACTGAAATCGACAATTCCGAAGTAACTGAGTTCATCACCAAAGCGCAGCAGCGAATAGACGGGCGGCTGAGGGTGCTGTACCAGGTACCTTTAGCCGACCCGGTACCGGATATAGTTCAGAGCATAGCGGCTGATATGGCCGCTTCTTTTGTGCTCGATAAGCATTACTCTGAACGGATGAAAGACCAGACGACGCTTTCAGAAGTGTACTACCGCCGGGCAATGAGGGACTTAGAAGCGGTGATTGAAGATAATCTGCTTGCCGGGGTTGCCGGAGTTGTGCTGGTTACCCCGCCGGCGGCTACCACCAGGCCGGCGATAAGGAGCACCACGGAAGCGCTGAAAGCAGAAGCGACCGGCACCCCGACGACAAGCCCGATGGAGGATGTGCTTGCAAAATGGTGACCCGGATAAATGTTGAGTTTGAGGGTCTGGATGAAGTCCGAAAAAAGTTTGCGGGCATGATCCGCCGCGGGCGTGATTTATCGGTGCCGTTGGGCCGGGCCGGGGAAATTATCTACGGTTCGGTAATTCGTAATTTTGAAGAAGAAGGCAGACCGAAATGGGCGCCGCATAGCCCGCTGACCAGGCGGATTATGGATTATTCGTTTATGGAGCGTGCCGCCGGTACAAAGCGGTATCAGAAAGCAAAAAGGTGGAAAGCGAAAGCCGGTATCTTACGCAAAGCGGTTGAGGTGGCCAGGGGGCATAAGATTCTGCAGGTGTCGGGGGATTTGAAAAAGTCGATCACGACCGAAGTCAGGAAAAAGGAGGTACGTGTTGGTACTTCTGAAATTTATGCTCGCATCCATCAGTTCGGCGGGGTAATTAAGCCGAAACGGGGCCGGTTTTTATGGATACCGGTACGTTCCGGCAGGTGGATCCCGGTTCGTCAGGCGAAGATACCCGCCAGGCCGTTTTTGATGATCCAGAAAGAAGATGAGGAGCCGATTATCCGGGTGTTCCGTGATTGGATGCTGGAGGAAGCTAAATGATGCAGATAGACGAAATCATGAACAAAATCGTTGAACTGCTAGAGGCTTATCCCGGTCTTGGCTCAGTGAAAAAATGGCATAAGGTGGACGGCATGATCCCGGCGGTTCATCCCTGCGGCAGTGTTAACCCGGTGCAAGAAGATTTTGAGCAGATTACACGGGACAAAGATGAATCTACTGTCAGGTTTGCTATTTTCGTTTATCTGCAGCACGCCAGCCCGGAGACAGGAGAACAGCAAGTGCGAGAGCTGGCGCACAGCGTCAGGCTGGCGCTGACGGCGGATAACGACAACCGCAGGCTTGCCGGAGTAGGCGGCACTACTGATAGTTATGTCTATAGCATCAAGTACATGACGATAGATGCCAGTTCTACTTTGCTCTTACATGCGGCGGAAATTGATTACCGGGTGAAGTACGACAGTTTTAGAACGGTTTAAAGGGGTGGTGTTTTTGAAACTCGCTTACATCGGCGACCACGAAAGGGACTTCCCCGGCGTCGGTACGCTTGAGCCGGGGAAGGTGATAGAGGTTAACCAGAAAACCGCTGAGAAGCTTTTAGCCAGCGGTTATTTTGTTGAGCAAAAGAAGGAGAAAGGGGTTAAGTAATGGCGACTCTTTCAGTGCAGAAGATATCACTTACCGGCTTGGGGCCAACGTTTGTAGCGGCTTCTGCTGGCGGTGACATTTTTGCGAATAACAGCCATGTTTACCTGCACGTGAAGAACGGCGACACTGCAGCGAAAACGGTGACCGTCAACTCCCAAAGGCAGTGCGACCAAGGCTTTGATCATGACATAGCTGTCTCAGTTCCGGCCAGTGGAGAAAGACTGATCGGGCCGTTTAATACATCGAGGTTTAACAATACCGACGGCAATGTGGAAGTGACCTACTCTGCTGTTACTTCGGTGACGGTAGCGGCCATAGAATTATCTTAAGGGAGGTTGATTTAATTGGCAACTGGAGCTTTTGGGCATATTGGCATCGGGAAAGAAACGACATGGGGTACACCGGTGACGGCAACTGATTATTTGCCGTTTATCAGCGAGTCGCTTGTGCATGAAATTGAACAGATCATGGAGAACGAAATCTGGATCAACCGGCATGAGCCGCCGCAGTACGAGGGTTTGACCACTATCAAGGGTGATGTTGTAGCGGAAGCCCGGCCCGGCTCATTGGGTTATTTCCTGCGTAGCTGCTTTGGCCCTCCGACTACTTCCGGCACCGGCCCATATACTCACGTGTTTCTGCCGGCCAGCAGCGCCTTTCTTACTGACTGCGCTTTGCCGCCTTATACGCTGGAGGTACATCGTGACCTTGCTTCGGCTTTTCAGTTTGCCGGTTGTGTTGTGGACAAACTGCAGCTTGAGTTTGGTGTCAAGCAGAAGATACTCAAGTTGACAGCAAGCATACTGGGTAAAGATGTTACGTTGATTACCAAAACTACGCCGAGTTTTGAAACTGCCGCTCCCTGGCTGTGGGATCAGGCGGCTATCAAGATAGCTGGTGTGTCTAATGCAAATCTGGAAGACGTTAGCCTTTCTATTGAGAATAACCTGGAAGGTGTGGCGCTCCTAAATCAGACAAAAAAAATCGGCTCTATCCGGTTCAACGGTCACCTGGTTGGTAACCTGAGTTTGACTTTCGATGTGCCGAACCTGGATGAATACAACAGGTTCAAAGCTCAAAGCGAAGTTGCGCTTGAGGTTACGCTGACATCGGGTACCAATGTACTGAAATTGGAGAGTAGTAAGATGCGGTATACTGCTTACCCGCTGAATATAGGCGGCCCGGGTCGGATTTCTGTATCGGCTTCGGGCAAGCTGAAGTATGACGCTACCCTGGGCGGCCTGATCAAGGTAACCCTGACGAACGATAAGGCGAGCTACTAAGGCGGTGATGGCATGCTTGTAAACGGGCATAATGTTTCAGCAAACAGCGGGGCGCTTACTCCTGGATTTTTTGCTATTGGCGGTTCAAGAAGAAGATAAATACTCCGGCACTTCGGACAAACAGGTTTATTGACGGCTAATCTGCATTGTGGGCAATATATATATGTGGTTTGAAGTTACTGGTCTTTGTAAGTCGGTATAGTGCCACCCATCAGGTACTTAAATTCAACACTTGCCTTTTGCATCGCCGGGTTGTATGTTTCGATAACTTTGAATGGGGATGTTTGGCCCGGCATGATGGGGTTATAATCTATAAGCGCATCAGCAGAGGTAATAAAATCACCGTTTTTATCGTAGAAGCTGACTACGGCCATGACGTTGTCCAATTTGGAGCCGGAGATATTTTTGACCTGGCCAACGGCTTCGACGAACATGCCGCCAGCAGACTGGTTCCATCGCCAGGAGAGGAGATGGAGGTTTGCGGAAGTTTTGAGATTGGCTTCTATTTTTGCTCTTATCTCGGCGTCGGTAACTTTACTCTTTTCCACTTCGGATATTTTAGTAGTTTCGGTTAGAATGGTTTTTTTGTCGGCGAGGATCTTTTCTGAGTAATCACCGGAATAATTATCCGGAATAAAACTGAGTGCATATTCAACCATATCATATTGCTTTTTATTATAATATTCTTTTGCGTTGGCGTAATTACGAAGTGTTCTTGAATTTTTATAATTATCGTCTTCCGCCAAAAAGAACAAAGTAATGCCAGCTTCATCCCATTTCTCTTGTTTGATTAATTCGATGCCGTTTTGATATTTAGCTTCTTTTTCACTAAGAGTTTGTTGGTTAATGCTTATAAAGAGCCATATAATACTAATAGCTACTGGGGCTAAGATTATAAATAGCACTGGTTTTCTGTACATTGAAAGTTCCTCCCAAAGTTTTAATGGGGTAATTTCCACAAAAAAATAGAAACTCCTTCTAAAGGGTGGTTAAAAAAATGGAAAATATTAAAATAACTTCAGCGGAAGATTTCAAGAGAGAGAACCGGAAAGTATATCAATTGCCAAGCGGCAAGTCAGTGTTGATTCGCAAACTTAAACCAACTGACTTTGTGGAATTCGTAACTGAGGCTGAAAAATTTAAGGAGTTAAGCAAAGTGGAACTTCTCCAACAGGCCGCCGAGAACCCGGCGGTTTTTGATTTTGGCGTTAGAGCTGCTGAAGTAATCATCTGCAAAGGTGTACTGGAACCAAAAGTATCAATAGCTAAGTCATTTCACGATGTTGCTGATGACGAAATTCATATTTCTGATTTAAATGATGAGGATTTAGAAAGTTTGATAACTGGTATTTTGCAATTTAGCGGCGTAGAGGTGTAAATCATGCCTGGCAAAAATACAGTAGAAATCGTCTTAAAGGCGATTGACCAGGCATCGGCAGAACTGAAAAAGGTTGAAAAAGAAATAAAAGCCTTGAGCGGAACAACTAAAGAAGCAAGTAAAACCACCGCTGCTTCAGGTGAGGCCGCTCAAAAAGCCGGATCAGGCTACAAGAAAATGGCTGAAGAGGCCAAGGGCACGGGATTTCAGCTTTGGAATTTGACTATCGTAGCTTCAGCAGCTTTTGGCGCAATTACAATAGGCATGAAAGAAGCCATCCAGGTTCAGCAGGACTACAAAAATGCTTTATTGGGGCTTGAATCGGTTGCCCAGGGATTTGGACAAAGCACTGATGCGGCAAAGGAAGCTGCTCAAAGGCTGGCTGCCGATGGTCTCATGTCGGTAGCTGACGCCGCAACCGGTTTAAAAAATCTACTGGCGGCAAAGTTTGGCCTGCCGGAAGCGGTACAGATAATGGAGAGGTTTAAAGATTCTGCTGCTTTTGGCCGGCAGGCGAGCCTTTCCTTTGGGCAGGCTGTTAGAAGTGCAACTGAGGGTATAAAAAATGGCAATTCGATTCTGGTAGATAATGCCGGCGTCACCAAAAACTTGTCTGTCATGCTTGAGGAAGCCGGACTTAGTGCACAAGACTTGATGCGTGCAAGCCATGATGCCGGGGTCAGGCAGGCTATTTTTAACGGCATCATGCGGGAAACTCAACACCAGGTGGGGGATGCTGCGAAACTGGCCGGCACTTTAAGCGGTGAGTTAAGTAAGACCGGAGTTGCGGCCAGAGAAGCCGGCATTAGTATCGGTGATGCGCTTGAATTGCCTATCAGCAGAATTTTAGGTTTTATAACTCCGTTAATTGGAAAAATAACTGATTGGATAAAAGAAAATCCTAAACTTGCGGCCACAATCGGCATGGTTACTGTAGCTGTCATGGGGTTGGTTCTTGCGGGCAGCTTGCTTGCAACCTTTGTTATACCGGCGATAACAACGGCAATAGAACTTTTAGGCGGCCAGGTAGCTGCGGTCGTGCTGGGGATAACAGCATTAACTGCCGGTTTTGGCGCTGTAAAATTGTCTGCGGATAAAAGCGCTGTGAGTGTAGAGGCGCTCGCAAAAGCAAAAGCCGTTCTTGCTGATGAAACTACCAGCGTATCGGATAAGATATCTGCTCAAACAGTAATTTTGCAAGAAGAATCGAATGCGGCAAAAATGGCGGTGGAAAGTGCCAAGGCATCTATAGAAGCAACTAAAAAACAGATTGAAGCCATAAATCAATTAGTGCCAGAATATGTTAACTTAAAAAATCAATTAGACAATAGTAAACTGTCTGAGGAAGAAGCTGCTGTTGTAAAAGTTAAAATGGCGGAGAGGTCCAGGGATTTGCAAGCGGTACTTGGGGAAGAACGTGCCGAGAAAATACTTAACGCAGAAAACACTAGGGAAGCAGCTAAAATTGAACTGGACGCATTAGAGACTAAACTAAGAGAAGAGACAAAAACTTATAACGCAGCAATCGAAAATCAGAGAAGAGTTACCAATATTCAAATTGTTAACGTTGATGCACGCATAAGAGCTTTAGAGAAAGAGGCAAGGGCATATTCAATATGGGGCAAGTTTTTAGAGTGGCAACTTGGAATTGGCCTGCGTGTTTCTGAAGCTGCGCTAAGAGGAACACAAAAAGCATATGAGGTATTAAAAGAAACACCGCTTGAAGAATCGGCTCATCAGGCGTTAACTTATGTTAACGAAATAGTTTGGGGTTATAGAGAAGCTTTAGATAATTTACATACGGAAGAACGGGCAAGCGAGTTTGATAGGTTAAGTGGAGAGTTAGACAAGCTTCTTAATAGGGCGGAGAGATTATCCACAGTATCATCACCTAAAATTGATACTTCCGGTATTACTGATGCTTCTAAAAAAACAGAGAAAATAAAGGACGACGCCCTGCGCAAGGAGCTCGCCGCCTTCGACCACAAGGTCCGTATGGGCGAATTAACTAAAGAGCAGCAGTTAGCTGATCTTGAGCGTATCAAGAATTTGGCGAAAACCGAGGAAGGCCGCTGGGGAGTGGAAGAGCGCATCAAGGCGCTTAAGGATAGCATGTTCAAGGATGAGATGGCGGCTTTCGACCGCCGGGCAAGGATGGGCGAACTTACCAAAGAGCAGCAACTGGCGGAACTTGGACGACTTAAAGAGTTGGCCCAGACAGAAGAGGACCGGATAGATACCTTAGAAAAAACAAGATCGGTCAAAGAGAGTATTTACAGACGGGCCATCGAAATGATGGATCATGAAATAAGTATGAACCGGTTATCTTTAGATCAGCAGATTGCTTTACTTGAAAAATTCCGTAAGGCCCACGAGTGGTCAACTCAACAGAAGTGGGATTTAGAAGGGAGGCTTGCCCGGCTCTATAGCGAAAAACTGAAGGCGGCAGCGGATGAAGTAGAAAAAACATTCCAAAACCAGGCTGATGCTATTGATCGGGCAACTGAAGAAACTATAGATGGTATCCAGAGTAAAATAGATGCCTTAGATGCCAGGCTTAAGGCGCTCGATGAGGAAAGAGCTCAGGATGAGCGGGAAGATACCAGGGAAGCGCATGAGAAGCGCCTGGGTGAGCTTTATGAGAAACGCTTATATCACGAACAACGCACTGGTCAGGAGCACACCAAAGCCATAGCTGAGATTGATAAGCAGATAGCTGAAGAAAACCGCTCCTGGGCAGAAAAGCAGGAAGATTGGCAAAGGGACGAACGGCGCCGGCAGATAGAAGCAGATAAAGAAGCATACCGGGAGCAAATCAAGCAGGTCAGAGATGCGGCAGAAGAAAAGAAAAAAGAGCTTCGGAATTATTATGATGAAGTGAAAAAAATCACAGATAAGGGACTTCTCGACACAATAGCATCCATGGCCGCCAAGAACAGCGGCTTCCTCAAAAAAGGCTACGACATTATAGATGCGATTAAAAAGGGCATGGAATCCGGCGACCTGCCGGGCTACCTAGCTGGCCTACAACAGCAAATTACTGCCTTCCAGCAAACTTATATTACGCCAACCCAAAGGGGAGCAGAGACTGGCGTTAGCGAAGCCGGCATGATGCCGGTGGTTACGGTTGCTCCCGGCCAGTATTCGCTTATCAATGATGTGGCTGTAATGTTGGCTAGAGACCTGGCTGCGGCGCTGGGCGCATCGGTTGATTGGGACGACGCAACCAAACAGGTTGTTATTGGTGGATGGCGGTTCTCTCCAGTAAGGATTGTGAATGACAGGGCTTACGTCAGTATCCGGGAAGTTGCGGAGACCCTGGGACATGAAGTCAAATGGGATGCTGCCACCCGCAATATAATGATTTACCATGAAGGTGGCCAGGTTCCTAAAGATACTCTGGCTTATTTGCAAAAAGGCGAGTTTGTCGTCCCCCGCGAAGCGGCAAAAACCTTACCCGGCATGGTAGACCTGTCGGTAGCCATTGACCGGGCTGCTGACAGGATTGTAGACGCCATAAACCGGCGTATGGGGATGAAGATAGATAGACTGCTGCATATTGAACGTTACGAGCCGGAGGATGAGTTGGACGTGAGAGCGCTTACCCGGCAGCTTGAAAGCGCAGTGTACAGTCTTGTCAGGGCAGGTGGTTAAACGTGGCTCAGATAGTAGCGGTTGAGCTTGGAGCGGTTTACGACCCTGGGGTTGGCGGAGCAGATTTTACAATAGATTCAAACGGCATTCTACAGCCGCTCGGTTTATTGGTGTCCCGTGATAGCCGGGAGGACCTTCTGCCCAGGACTCGTGAGTATAATGAGGAAATACCGGGACGGCATGGAGAATTGGACTTCGGTAGTGAGTTTCAGCCGAGGATTCTAGAGTTGCATGTATCAACGGCAGAGATAGACCCTGCTACCAGGTACACACTAAAAAGAACCCTTGCCGGGCAGTTAAATCCGCTGGCCGGAGTAAAGACACTGGTGTTTGAAGATGACCCGACCAGAATGTATTATGTTAAATATGCCGGCGATATGCGGATAAACACCCAGTGGCCTACATGGTTTGATTTTGTGATCCCGTTTAAAATGGCAAATCCGTTTATTTTTAGTGCGAATGAGCATAGTTTTACCGGCAGCGGCACAATTACCAATGCCGGCAATGTTGATGTGCCGTTTAATGTTTATGTTTATGGTCCGGCGGTAAACCCGATAATCAGTATTAACGGCGAAGTGATGACATGGACTGGGAACTTAGTGGCTGGGGATATCCTGGTAATAGATACCGGGAACCAAACAGTAAGGTTAAATGATATAAATGCGCTGGGTACCTATAACGGTGTTTTCCCTGTTCTAAGAGCAGGTAGTAATGATATCGTTGTTTCGCATCCGGACACAGTTTTTAAATGGTGGGACAGATGGATTTAGAAAGGGGGATAGATATTTATGCCGGCATTTAATCAGCAATTAAATACCGACCTCGATGGAGTAAAAACAACTGCGGCATACAGCGAAGCGCAGAAACAGTGGGCCGCTTTAATAGCGGCACTGGGCGACATCGGTATTGTACTGACGACAACCACTTTGGCCGCCAGCGGGGAGTATGCTCAAACCGCCGTTGATGCTTTGGCGCCTACGGGTATTACCAAGCCCTCGTTCCCCGTGGGGCGTGTCCGTGGTCTTGCGCACGCCAGCCATGCGGGTACGTTGTACGTCGAGGAAAGCGAGAATGGGTCATCCTGGACGGCGGCCAAAACTGTTTCTGTCAGTGCAAACACCACAACCGACAGTGGCTGGGTGACTATAGTAAAGCGGTATTACCGGTTCCGGTATGTCAATGGGGCGACGCCGCAAACTTCGTTCATTCTGGTACAGCAGGCAGACAATCTAACTTCCGGGGCAACTTCTTCAGTTGACGGTGCTCATGTGACTATTGGAGCGACCACCGATGCTGAAGCGGCTACCGGTAACGGTTCTATCATAGCTGTTTTAAAGAATCTGCGCACCAGAATAGGGAACCTGGAGACATATCTTGATACCGTTGAATCGTTGCTAACAAGCATAGGTAATAATACAGATACCTTGGAATCTGGTAATGGAGTTCCTTCGGATGCTGAAGCGGTATCGGGGGATGGTTCGCAGGTAGCAATTCTTAAGAATCTACGTACCAGGTTGGGGAACATAGAAACATATACTGATCAACTTGAAGCGAAATTAGATATCCTAATCGCTCAGACAGATGGACTAGAAGCCGGAGTCGGCGCTCAGGCTGATGCTGAGGCACCAAGCGGTAATGGTAGTCAAATAGCTATACTTAAAAATTTGAGAACCCGCATTGGGAACTTGGAAGCTTACCTGGATAGTGTTGAAGCGAAACTTGACACCTTAATCAGTCAAACAGATAACCTGGAAACGTTTCTAGAGGGCCTAGAAGGAATACTTTTAGCAAGCGCAGCTAGGACAGCTACTATAAACAGTCCTGATGTAGTCAACGGGCGAAGAAACGGCATTCATGTAGTTCTCGACGTTACGGCAATTGACACGGCCCCTTCGATTACGTTAAAAATCGAAGGCAAAGACCCCGCTTCCGGGAAGTATTACACTATCTTGGAAGGGGCCGCAGTAACCGCAGTTAGCACAAATGTTTACAAGGTGTTTTCTGCTGCGACGGCAGCGGCCAACGCAGTAGCAAACGATATTATTCCGAAAACCTGGCGGGTGACGGTAACCCATGCTAACGCCAACCCTATTACTTATTCAGTTGGCTATAGTTTAGTCTGAAATAGGTGGTAAGTGTGACTGCAACCAGGCGGTTAGAAGTAAAAGACAACTCTAATAATTTACTGGCTTATTTAACCCCACAGGATGGAGTTAAAGATTGCCAGATTGACTTAAATCTAAACGGCGCATGTACTTTAAGTTTTCTTATACCGTTTACCAGCGACAAGCACCAATACCTTACCAGAGGTAATCATATTATTGCAGACGGCAGGGATTTCCTTATCTCTGCTCCAACTGAGGGGACTGGGCCAAAGAAAAGATTTGACACTATTAAAGCCGAAGAGTCCTGGATATTGCTGAACAAGCAATACCCAGCCGTGCCGGAGGACAACGTGCCATTGACGGTAACCATACTTTCCGGTGACCCGGGGCAGGGGGGCTTTCCCGCAGGCAGTGCGGGCAGCGCATTGTACAGACTGCTTCAGGGCAGCGGCTGGAACGTGGGCACTGTGGATGTTGGTGGGATATTCGACCTGGAAACGGAGAAGCTGTCCAGGCTTGCCAATATTTATAAAATACAGAAGCTTTGGGGCGGGTTGCTGGCATGGGATAGTTTGGGCAAAGTGTTATCTTTGCGAGACGAAGAGTTATGGCAGCCATATAAAGGCTTTCAGGTAAGATACGCAAAGAACTTGAAAGAGATTACCCGAATTATCGACAACGATATAATTACAAAGCTCTATCCCTTCGGTGAAGATGATTTGAATATTGCCGCTGTTAATGGCGGTTTGCTTTATATTGAAAATTACAGTTATAGCACTGAGGTATTGGAAGGGGTGTGGCAGAATCAGAATATATACGACGCAAATATGTTAAAAACGGTGGCTGAGAAATACTTAAAGAAGATGTGCCGTCCTAGATATTCATATAGTGTTCGTATTGCTGATTTGCGGATTTTATCGGAGTATGAACATGAAACGTTTGATCTTGGTGATATAGTGGATGTAATTGATGACGATATAGGGATACATACAAAACAACGAGTTTATGGTTATAAATACGATTTTTTTCAGCCTTGGAAATGTGAATTGCTCATTGGGGAACCTGGGTATTCTCTGGAGCGGGAGATTGCAGAAACGATCAAGATTCGAGAACGCACTGAGGCTAAGACTAACTACAGCAACAAGACGCCGGGTAGTATGCTGATTAATTATACCGTGCCGAACGAGAAAATAATCAGCCTTGATCTGGACAAGTTGCAACCTGCTAAAAATAATGAGAAACCCGTCGATAGTTACGGTTTTAACCCGTTTTTTATTAAACGGTTCCCGAATAAGATTTGGAACTCGTCTTTTGAGGCATTTAATTCGACAGCGTTGAAGCCGTATTACTGGAGTGCCGGGGTATCTTCACCAGACGCCTCCTGGGATAGTGATTATAGCTTAAAGCTTTCTCCCGGCCAGATATGTGAGCAGGAAGAAATAAGTAATACCGGCTTTGTAAACCCGGATTGGTGGGATGACCTTGATACAAGAACAAGTTTTAGGCATAAACTTTCATCCGTGAGGGTTTGGGTTGTTCGAGTGTCCACAGATGAGAGCTTAACCCTTACAGACAACGATAGTAATACCGGCTCGTATCTTGATTTTCCTTTAGCCGACAACTGGAATGACGGTTATCGGACGTTTAAATTTACGCCGCCAGCTAGTTGCGGTAAGGTGAAAGTAAAGTTTCAGAATACTGGCAGTAGTGATTTATATATTGATGCTGTGCAGATGGAGCCTGATTTTACGGGCAAGTGGCCGAGTTTTTATACGCACGGGCCTAAGAGCGATCTGAATACCCAAGGCAGAGTTGGCGCAAGAAATATTTGGGTGCAGAATACTGCCCCAACTGCATTGGAAATAGGGGATTTGTGGGTGGATACTTCGGCATAAAAAGAAAGGGGCTAAAGTAATGTTGGAGATTCTGTTTAGTATACTTGTGGTTTCGGGGCTTGCTATGTGGTATGATATTTGGAGACTGCGGAAGCAGAAACGGAAGTATAACCGAAGTACAATTGAAAGTAAGTTAAGAATTATTGAATTAGGGGGATTTTAATGCCATTACTTTTACATGACCGAGATGGTAGGGTTTATTTGACGCATTATAAACCAGAAGAGTTACCAAAAGAGATGCGAGATAAAGGATTGCTTGTGGATCAATTACCTTCAAGGCCTGCGTTAGCTGATAATGAAGTAGCTTCCTTGGCAGTAAAGAATGGCAAGGCTGTGTGGGAGAAGGAAATTATAGAAAAAAACAGGTATAACAAACGGTTAATGCCAGAAGAAAAGATGGACTTAATTATTGAAAAATTAGACGTGATAGAGAGTATGTTACGGAGCTATGGGGGAGACAAGCGTGGGGCTAGCTAATGTACCGTGGTCAAGGATATATGGCGACAATAAGGCGACGTGTAACACCCAATATTCCAATACTAACCCAGTACAAACATCTTGTATTTATTTACAAGATTTGTTTGGTACTCCTAACTATCTTTGGAATCAAATGGGGTGTTTAATTGATACAGATGGAACGTTGTATTTAACTTTAGCCGATCATGAATGTTATATTGCAGCTATTAATCCAAACAAAACACCTAAATGGATAAGGCAAGTAGAAGGCAGTTATGATGAGTGGTGGTGGAGTGGCTTAGCCTTAGACGATACTGGAAGATTGTACATTGGGGGGAATCGTGGAATCTTCTTTTGTCTTGATAAGACGACAGGAGAAATACTTTGGTCGTTTACAGTTCCACCGGGGCCTCCTGGAGACGAATATCCAGATAGCTATATTTGGAGCGTTCCTGTTGTAACCCCCGATAATACAGTGATTTTTGCCTCCTGGCAATTATATTGTTTTTACCCGAACGGCGTACAAAAGTGGACTCGGATGTTAGATTATTATATGTATGAAAAGCAAATAGGATTAGGGGATAATGGTTTAGTATATGCAGCTCCATGGCCTGATGACGACACACCTGCCCACATATACGCGGTTAATGCCTCTGATGGCACTGTTGTTCATACATGGACAGACCCAGATGGACCGAAACATTACTATGATGAGGCTCTAGATCGTTGTCCACCTGTAATTACTACAAGCGGTTTAGTATTAGTCAGTGTTCCTCATGGCGGAACATCACCCTATCCTGACCGTGGAAGGGGGCGTATTTGGTGTTTTAATCCCGACCTAACACCAAGGTGGGATATAGATTTATATCCTATTGGATATTGGTGTCATCCTTTGGGGGCTGTCGGACTATCCCCAGACGAACAGACTTACTATATGTTTGACTGGGGGGGCCTAAATTTTTCTTTTGACATACCTACAGGCAATATTAATTGGGTCATAGATAGATATAATTGGCTGGAGTTTAAAGACCTTACTAGCAATGGGCTACCCAGGCACGTTGAAGCTCCTATTGCTATTGACCCAAACGGCAACTTATATTTACCCTTTTATGGGGACAGAGCCGACGGTACTGATACTTTTTGGCTTGCAGTAATGAGGCCAAACGGTACCCTGATAAAAGTTGTCGAATTGATTAACGAATTTGGAGGCTCCTCAAACAACTTGTTTTCAGGGCCATCAATAGCCCCGAATGGTGATATTCATCTTTTTGATGAATATGGCTTTTGGTATATGTTAGGTAGTGGGTCAGCTCTCAAATACTGGACAGGCACAGAATGGAAAACCGCCAAAAGGCTTTTAGAATGGGACGGCGTTCAATGGGTGGAGAAGCATGGAAAGTATTGGGATGGAACTGAGTGGAAACAGTTTATTTAAGGAGGCAGGGAAAAAATTAAACTTCCTTCCCCTTGGGGAAGGACTGAGGATGGGGAAAGAAAAAAAATATATTTCCCTCAGGAAAAATAATTAGTCTTGTTGGGATTTATATAAAAAATAGTTTATTAAGAAGGAAGATAATTTTGTTTAATATATTCAAAAAACTTTTCTGGTGGCTTTGTCACCGCAGATCGCCTAACGACAAGATTAAATTCGGCGAAAAAATAGTAATTATTAAAAATAATAGGAGGTTAACAAAATGAAAAGTTTTAATGCGTTGCTCAACAGAAAATGGAGGGGTCTCGTTGTTGCGGTGCTTGAAGATGCCGAAGGTAACAAAAGAATAATTGAAACCGAAAACCTGGTTACTACCGCTGGGGATACTTATTACGCTCAGAAAGCCTGCGGCGAAACTCCGACAAACGATTTCGCTAACTGTGTGCTTGGTTCGGCTTCTGTCGCCCCTGCTAAAACATCTACCTATGATAATATTACTCCGATTGCTGGCAGTAACAAGGCAAAATCTACGGGGTATCCAAAATCGAATGACCAGGATACTGACAACACTGGTAAGGCTGCCGATGCTATTACCTGGAAATTCGAGTGGGCGGCGGCTGATTTCAACCATACTGCCATTACTGAGGGTGTTATTACTATTGCTGCTCCTGGTGCCGGCAGTCCTGTACTGGCGCATTTCCAGTTTACCAGTTTTGCCAAGGCCAGCACGGACACGCTGAAACTGTATGTGAACCACGCCGTTGAGGGGGTCTAACTATGTCCTGGACGCCTTCTGAGCGTAATTTTGATGGTGTGCAATTCGATAAGCTGCGAAAAGTAATTGATGCGAAGTTCAATGCATTACATGATGAGTTAAGCGATTGTTATTACAACAATAAACCATTTCGTACTTTT